AAACTCTAAAATAGATAATAAGTTTGATGTAAAAAATATTGAAGAGCAAATAATAAAATATGGGGATTTTAAAAATTACCAGCAAATTCATGATTATTTAGAAAAAAAAGGTATAAATATTAAATTTTCATATGCTTATGCGATGTGGCAGCCAAATCTTGCCAATGATTATTTTATTGAAAAAGGTATGTCTGAATTCGAAGGATTTTTACTAGCATCAACTTTTGATTCTTGGGTATCTAATAAACTAAAATATGAATTATTTTCAAATATTAAAAATATTTATACCAAGAATTTTATCTCTAGGAAGGTTGCTATGCCTGATATGAGGTATAGATTTGATGGTATAGATGATATGGTATTGTTAACTAGTGATAGAAATGATAAAAAATATGGATATATATTGAATATGTTAGAATATCGTAGTAAATTATTGAATGAAATGTATAATGGTAAGATTAAGCAGATACTTATAAATTTCACATTAGATGAAAATATAGAAAATGGTAATAGGTACTTGCCCCAAGCCAAAATGATAACATTAGCAAATGAACATGTAAATGGTGGTGTAACAATAACTGGTCAAAACTCGAATATGTATAGAAAGGAAGAATTCAATAAAGTTACAACCCATGAATTAGTACACCAAGTTGGTGCACGAATTAGTTCTAATTCATATAGTGATAATATTACAAACATATTAAAATATAAAAGTTCTAAAAAATCATATTTACTAAATGAAACATATGTTGAATTATTAGGAAATATATTACATTTAATTATGTTACCTATTGACACTAATGGTAATCAGAATATTGATAGTACGATATATTTTTTAGAAATAGAGAGATATTGGTCATTATGGCAAATGGCTAAAATATTAAACCATTTTGGTTTTAAAAATTATTATGAATTTTTAAGTTCAGATTTATGTAATTCAAATATACAACGTAGATCTGCTATACGAAAAGATATAGATTGTAATACTACCTCAAAATTAGTAGAATCAACAAATGTTGTATCTTATTATATAAATAGGGCTGTTATTTACTGTTATTTGAATGAATTTTTAGATGAATTTAAAAACTATTTTAGTGGGACAGATTTTTTTGTGGTAGATGATAATTTTTCTATGATTTTTGAGAATTTTGTACTAAATAAGTTGTTGAATCAAAATAATCTATTCGCAGATATTATTAATAATTTAATAAAAATTGTAGAAAAAAATGAAAATCGTATATATAATAAAAGTAACGAGTTTAATATTTATAAATCGCTTAGAATGACTGCTACAGAAAGGAATTTTTCGGTATTAAATGATATAAAAGTTTTAGTAAATAAGTCAAGTATTGGTGGTAAGAAAAATAAAAAAATAAGGAAACATCAAGGTATTGTCCAAATGGGTGGAAATGTTGGAAGATTAAGAAAGGGTTATAGATATTCTGGTAAAAAACTTAAAAGTGGATTACCACAAATAATTAAATGTAAATTACGAAAAATAAGATAGGGAAATGGATATATATGAAATTTATATAAAAAAAAAGAATTGAAATTAATATATATAATTTAAAGTAAGAATGTTTTCAAAATTAATTTCAAATCGGATTGGTGTTATGAATTCTCGCACGTGTTTTTATCCACGAATGTATAGGGGTTTTTCATCAATTGTAGACAATCGGAAAAAGTATATTGGAATGAATGGGGGGCGTATTATTTACGAGAAATTACTTGAAAATAATGTAAAGGTAGTAAATGGTTTTTCTGGTGGTGCTAATCTTCCAATTTTGGATGCTTTTCATTCTGATCATCATGGTGGAAGAACTCCAATTAAGTTTGTCACAAACAGTAATGAAGGTAATACAGGATATGTGGCTGAAGGGTATGCTAAAGTATCAGGTGAACCTGGTATTATGTTAGTTACATCAGGTCCTGGTTTAACTAATATAATTACACCTTTACAGGATGCATTATGTGACGGGGTTCCATTAGTAGCATTTTCAGGACAAGTTCCAACAAGTGCTCCTCCAGAGGCGTTTCAATATTGTGATTCGGTAGATTTAACACGTCCTTGTACTAAATGGAATTATAAATTGAAGAATATAGCAGAACTTCCTTCAATTTTGGATTATGCTTTCCACATGGCTCGATCTGGTCGTCCTGGTCCAGTTCATGTAGATTGTCCAAAGGATATTCAGATAACAACTTTTACAGAAGAACATATGAAGATGAATGAAGTAGATATTGATGGTGTTAATCATAAATTAAAAGATGGTAATTTTGAATTAGAAGAGTTAACTCAACTTCCTCCATTAGATAGTAAACAAATGGATAGTATAGTAAATCTAATTAATAAATCTGAACGTCCAATTTTATGTGTTGGGCAAGGTGTAAATGATTGTCCGAAGGAGTTATTAGAATTTGTTGAAAAGACAAATATTCCAGTAACTACAACTTTACATTCTTTGGGTGTTTTTGATGAAAGACATCCATTGGCTTTAAATATGATAGGAATGCATGGGCATCCTTCAGCAAATTATATGGTTCAAAAGGCAGATTTAGTTTTGGCTTTTGGTAGTCGTTTTGATGATAGAACAGTAGGTAAATTGGCTTCTTATGCTCCAAGTGCTAGAGAGGCAGAGGCTGCTGGTAGAGGTGGTTTCGTTCATGTTGATATTCGTCCTACAGAGCATAATAGAATTGTAAAGGTAACTGAGTTTGTAAATTCTGATTGTAAGACCTTTTTAACGGAATTAAATCTAATGAAATTTGATAAACGTGAAAGACCAGATTGGTTAAAAATGATGAAAGATTTTAAGGAGAGATATCCTATTGTAATTCCAACTTTTGCTGATAGAAGTTTATCTGTCCAAAGAGTAATTGAGGAAATGAATATACAAATAGATTCATATCGTGATAATTGTTTATTTTCTACAGGAGTAGGAGTTCATCAAATGGTGGCTGCTCAATTAATTACTTGGACTCAACCTCGTTCGATGATATCTTCAGGTTCTTTAGGAACAATGGGTGTTTCTTTAGGATATGCTATTGGTGCTAAATTAGCAGATGATACTAAGACAGTAATTTCTATAGATGGTGATGGGAGTTTCAATATGACAAATACGGAGTTAAAGACAATAATGGATTTACAAATTCCAGTAAAGATTTTATTATTAAACAATAATTCAGAGATGATGGTAGAGTATTGGCAGAAATTATTTTTTGATGGTCGTTATGTATCAACAGATAATGATAATTGTGATTATAATAAATTGGCGGATGCTTATAATATTCATAATTTGTATTGTGATAATGAGAATATTTTGGGTGTGATGATGAGAAGATTTTTGGATTATAAAGGTCCAGTTTTATTTCATGTGAAAATTCAGAAGACGCCTTGTCTTCCGTTAGTTTCGCCAGGAAAGTCAATTGACAATATGATTTTGATTGATGATCTGTATACTGAGATAGATAAAAGTGAAGTTCCTAGTTAAGGAAATTAAAATTGATTTTTATCATGATTATAGTACATTTAAACTAACAAACAAAGTTAAGAAATATTAAATTTATTGATTATATATAAAGTTATTCTATCAAAATATGCCAAGAAAACGTAAAAATAAGAAGCCACAAATTCGGATGAGTCTTGCGGAATTTACTCAAGCATGTGGAGTAAAGCCTGAAACTGATGGACTTCCAACTGCTCCATCAGCTATACGAACAATTGATAAACCAAAAAGTACTATGGATGATAAACAAAATTGGCGTGGTACTCGCGTATCTTCTTCAGTTCGTGAAGAAAATAAGGAGTCTAATGGTGCTGATACTGATATGAATTGGCGTGGCACTCGTGTGACTTCTTCAGTTCGTGAAGAAAATAAGGAGTCTAATGGTGCTGATACTGATATGAATTGGAGGAAAGTTCAACCAAAGAAGCCCCCCAAGTCTAATTCTAATTCTAATTCTAGATTTTCCCGTTTTTCTCGTGGAGGTAATTCTCGTGGAGGTAATTCTCATGGGGGTAATTCTCATGGAGGTTTTTCTAGTTTTGGTAATAATTCTGAATCTGGTCCTATGAATTCCTTTGGTTCTCATAGAGATTCATCTCATAGAGATTCACCTGGTAGTGATTTTAATTCATTTCGTGTGAAACGAAATACTAATGGAAAGCGTAACTCCGCACCACGCGGTCGGGGTCGTTTTCGTAGAAGTGAACGTGAACTAACCGACCAAGAGAAATTTCAAGCTGCTTTAGATGAGCGTCGTATTTTGGAAGAAAAGAAAGTATCAGATCGTAAGGAATCGCGTAAAAACCGAAGGACTAAAAGTAAGAAGAAGATTCCTGTAGAGGATTTTCAATTGGATGAAATGACTGAAGAAGATCGTGAAATTATGAAAGCTGTTCTCAGGCGTATGGAAGAAGAGGAAGCTGCTGAGGAAGAAACATCTGATTCAGATAATTCAAATTCGGAACAAAACTATATTGATGAAGTAAAGAATGATATTGCTGAGTCAATGACATATAATTTTGTGGATTCAGAATCTTCTACTCGTTATATTAATGGGAAAGAAGTTGGTTATAGAAGTGGTAACCATTGGTAATAATTTAATGTATTATTTATATAGGTAATAATTCAATTTAATGTATTATATCGTAATAAATATGGGACTTGTAAATATTTTATTTAATTGATAATAAATAAAATAAAAATAAAATTGAAATTCAAGAAAATAGAAACATAAATTAAAAAAAAAATAATACCAATTATGCATTCTCACAAAGTAAATATTCGCGAACATTCAGTTCATGACTGGTGGATGGTTTGTCTAAACAAAGGATGGGTTCTCAGTCACAATGATGACTGGTCTGTAAATATGACTCTTAACAAAAACGATCTTTTTGAAGTTTATCGTAAATCATGTGTTGGAGAGTCTTATGGTCGTCTTATGTTTTGGACACATTTCCACCGTCTTGTCCAATTTGTTGATCAAACTAATATGACTGTAGATATCCATTCTCTACCAAAGTGTCGTATTCACCTTCCTAAATGGAATAGATGGAATTCTGAACACAAACGTGTTTTTGCTAGCAGTGGTCTTCCTCAAGTAGATGTGAACTCTGTTCATAACTGGTGGAATGTCTGTCTTGCTAACGGTCGTATTACAGGTCTTAAGACTGATGGATGGAAAGATGGTGAAATGACTGTTTCCAAAAAGGAAATTTTTGGTGCTTACGATCGTCAATCAGTTGGTCGGCATTTTGGAATTTTAATGTTCTGGAAACATTTAAAATCGGTTCTTGAAGTTTCTAATGAAGATCATGCTAGTTGTGTTCTTCCTTCTCTAAGTGATTGTCGTTCCAAGCATTTGGCTTGGGAATCCGAACACAATCATCTTTTCATGCCGACTCATGTTCTTGGAAATTAAAATTGAAAAAAGAAAACTTTATTAAGTATAAAAACTTTATAAGCAAATTATATATATTATGACTCGTAAGATTAGAAATGGTAGAAAAAAGGGAAATAAATCTAATAAGCGAAAACGTAAGGAAGCTCAGCGTAAGAGAAAGCGTAATAGAAATAATAACCATGTCCCTTTTGGTATAAAATATGATTACCGTAGTGACAGTTATGAGAGCAATCTTTGTTTATATAGAGCTTTAGAGGAAAATTGCGAATATAATGATATACCTGTAGGCAATTCTAGTAATACTGATCCAGTAAAATGGATTAAACATCAAATTGCCCGCGATTTTCGTCGTAATGACGGTGAAATGGGTGATACACTAGATTTAATAAATTTTATCGATAAATGGGGTACTAAAGGTCATGATATTGCTATTATTGTTATAGATGATGATGGTAATTATATGGAAGGATTTGTGCCAGAGTTGTATAGAATAGAACCGGAAGGATTCAAAATATTTGTAGTTGAATGGCAATACAGTTATCATTCTGATTTTCTTCATTTTGAAGCAATCACAGATGATGAAATTATAGATGATTTAAGAACTAGATATTTAACTGAAACCAATGAATTTTTGACTTGGTTAGATTAGATTATATGTATTTATGTTTAGTTTAGGATAAGAAAATCCCAGTCCATAATATTATGTTGTATTTTAAGACTGGTATTTTAAGACTGGTGTTTTAATAATTTTTCACACTTTAGACTACTTTCAGTCATTAAAAAAAAATATAAAAGTTTATAAATAACCACTGTATTCATGTATAGACAGCCTATAGAAAATGAGACTGGTATCAGTCGTAGAGGAAAAAAAAAAGATAAAGTCGTAGATATAGAAGATATCTTTAAAAGTGCAAAAGAGGATGGTGTGTTGAGTAAATATTTAAGAATTCGTGGTGAGAGTTTATTTTACGAACATCCTAAAATAATGAAGAAAGAGAAGGATATATTTAGTTATCATTCTCAAGTATTGGACAAAGATACTTGTTGTTTAGTTTGTATGGATGATATAAGTCATAAAAATTCATTTTTGAAATGTTATGGAAATGATTGTAAAAAGCCATTAATTAAAGGGTGTTGCAATCAATATTATCATGTTGATTGTTATTTTGATTGGATAGAGTCAAAACATATTTGCCCAATCTGTAAAGATATAGTAATGACTATTGTGAATTTGAAACCTTCAAATGGTCGTTATAAAGTTGATTCTTATCGAACAAGTTCTTATAAATGCTATGACTGTTACGGTAATAATGAAGATAAACGTTATTTTATAAGACGAACCAAAGTATATAAAGTAATTTATGTACATAAAAAAGAATAATTAAAATCTATTAATATTAGTAATAATAAAGATGGGTTCTTGTATATCTTGTAAAACGAATCAGAGACGATTTTCTCAATCGGGTCAATCTATTGGCCGTATAAAGATTCGAAGTTGTCCAGAAGTTGTACGTGTGATAAAATTATATAGAGTTGAATTTGTGGAAATATCCTTAATGATAAGTGAGAGATCAAAACCGCCGCAAGTAATGAAATTAGAAAATAATTATACGTTTAAATTAACTTCAGAGAATGAATGTGTTCTTTCAAATTTTTATTCGGATAAAGAAAATAAAAATAAAAAATGTCTAATCTGTTGGAAAAAAATGTGTAATTGTAGTAACTGTAGTAAGAAGTATTCAGTAATAAGTACATGTTGTAATCAAACTTATCATTATAAATGTTTTGACAAATGGATGAAAATAAAGAATGTTTGTCCTATTTGTAAAGGATTAATGTTTTTAATTAAAGAGAAGAGTCGTAATAATAAAGATAACAAACTCAAGCTCGATAAGTATATTACTTGTACTTATAAATTATACAATGATTTAGACGAAGAGGTAAATATTCAAAATGCTTTTCATTTAGATGAAGAGTATGAGGATCCCGCATTATTCAATGATCATCCAGATGATATTGAGGATAATGTTCCGGAAAGTGATGTTTCGGGTAGTCTCGAATCAGGGTATGAAGATGAAGATGAAGATGAAGATGAAGATGAAGATGAAGATGAAGATGAAGACTTTAATGTTATAGATGAAACTAATTCATCT